AACGTCTTATCTATTACATGTGCCATATTATTTTCTCCATATTGTTATATTAGTATACATATTTTTTAATTTATTGTCAAACTCTAATTCAGTGCCTATAATTTTACAGGTCCAGTATAAGATAACTAGATAACTTTAGCATCATGTAATAAGTTCTCAAGTCCACGTTGCCGCTCTAAGAACTTAAAGAACAGTGCCAGTGTATTAACTGCATCAATGTCTGCTCTATGTGCTGTACCTTTAAACTGTAGTTTAAACGTGCCCATGGCACTAGCAAGTCCGCCACTTGGATTTTTACCACGTGCAAACATCATAAACGTATAGAATGTTTTACAATCAATCCAACGACGACCAAAGTGTGGAAAGTCTGCATAATTTTTACAGAACTCATCTAACAGTTCTCTACTGTCACCTCCGCCCCAAGTGATTGGATTAATCCAGGTATTGTGCTGTTTGATCAAGTCACTAAGTTCACGTGCGACTGTAGCATGACTTACGCAATTTAATCTAATATCGTGATCGGTAATACCAGTCAAGTCAATAATAAATTGATCAATTGGTTCGTTTGGATCAATATACCATTTCTTAGTTATGTAATTTTCAAACTTATCATTGGCACTGCCAATGGCAATACCAACCTGAATGATCTTACCACTGGGTTGGTTTAATTCTAAGTCTAACGCTAAAAACTTCTGTGATTTATCTATCATGTATTTCTTTCATATTAAATCCACCAACTAAAAAACATTATATACATTAGTTTGAGCCACATCCATACCATTTTTGCAAAAAACCAATTTAAGTTGTAATCAATTATAAAATAGAGTGCCCATGCTATAATACTTGTAAAAGTGTCTGATTGATCAGCGTCGGCTAACGTGACGTTAGAATAAGAAGATGAGTTGCGGGGCCATCTTACTTCTGTCGGCTGCGCACTTGCTACACTTGCCCGTTCAATAGCTTCAATCTGTCTACATGCTGGACAAATGTGAAATCTGTTTGACGGTAACGGAGCATTACAGGTTAAACAATGATAGACTATTGACATATATTTACTTTCTAATTAATTAAATGATACAATGTTACTGCTTGCGCAGGGTAACTAGCCGTCATCCATTCTGCCATGTTGCTGGCATTGTCGCTTAGTTTAACTAGGTCATACTTGCCGCAGAACTTTAAGAATTGCGCACCTACCATAGGACGATTAAGTGCAGTTGCATTAGCTTTGATAGTTTCTTCTATCATAAGTTTATACTCTTTAGGTTGTGCCGCTAGGTCTACTAAAGTAACGTTACGATTGTAGTCATCTAACACACGATGTTCGTCACCGTTATGATCAGTCCAACGTTGTAGCATTAAGTTATTCCAAGCATAGCCCTGCTTGTCTTTGTCGCTGTAGGCTTCTTCTAAGCCAACTTTGTTCTTAGTGCCTTTAGTGCGCACACCTGGATAAGCACTAAAGATATTATCTGTAGGATCACCACGCATACACTTTTCAAACAAGATGAACTTGGGATCTGGAATCTTCTTAGGCTCTTTAGTTTTCTTGTCTATAACAAGTTTACCTTTCTTATCATAGATGCCAGTAAGTGTATGCAACTCATCAGCAATACCGTTATATTGATTAACATTATCACTTAACAGTTGATAGAAGTCCGTGTCGCTTGATACAATAGTGTGATGATCAGTTGGGTGTGTTTGTATCCAACCGGCAATAAGATCATCTGCTTCTAAGTTCTCATGGCGCAGAACAGTGCAGTTAGTTCTTTCAGTAATAAACACTTTAAGTGCGTCAAAGGCATCCCAGAACATTTGTTCTTCTTCTTGCTCCAATTCAGTCTTAGCTGCACGTGCTACTGCACGATTAGCTTTATATGGAGTATAAAAGTCCTTGCGCCAACTACGGCCTTCAAAACAGAATACTACATGATCTGCTCGTTGATCTCGCCACGCTTTATTCACTGACGCTAAAGTAACGTGGATAGCAAAGCCTAACTTATCCCATGTGTCACTTTGACGATGGGCACTGTGTCGGGCACGGAAAAATGTATTTGCAGCGTCTACTAATAGATATCTCATTTAGTTATTATACTTTCATTCGGTAGTTTTGTCAAGAGAAAATTGGCCCATTCTTGGTGTGCATCTGCGCCGTAATGGTAGCTAGTCGGAGTAACTGTGTTATAACCTCGAGCTTTTAATAAATTAAAAAATGAACCAGAATGTTCATATGGTCGGTAATAACAATTATCCCAATCTAATAAAGTAGAAGTAGTTAGGCCACTAAAGGTATTAAAGAATAAATGTGGTATATGTTTACTCATCAACAGTTGATGTAAATCCCATATAGCTTTCTGGGCTTTATCGCAGTACTGCTGTACACTGTGTCTATCTAATACCCAATTTTTATAGAATTTCACTGCATCGTTGGATAAATCGTCGGTATTCATATTTGCACTAAATTGGTGCCAGTAGCCATCGATAAAAAATTCTTCTCTTTCCCAAGTAGCCCATCCAATTATTACTAACTCGGGGGTGTTGTTATTTAAATAATCATAGGTAGTTCGTAGGATACGTTGGTTACTACTGCCACTTTCTGCATTGCAGACCAGTGTAGAATTGTAATAATCTGCTATTCTTTGCCCATAACTAACTTTGACATTATCGGGGTGAGGAACCCTGCCAGCCGCAGTCTGTGTGCGATCATAATGATCCCAGGCCATAGCCGGATCGTCGGATAAAAAACAGAATGCATTTGCTGCTTCTGCACCTGCACTGTGGCTATCGCCGTTTACATATACTATCAACTTACTTCCGTTCTACCATTACCTAGATCACGTCTACGTTCATTACGTTTTGATGGATCGGCTTGATCTTGTTCATATGATTCTGTGATTACATTGCGACATATTGCTTTGAACCAATTGTCTACAATATCAGCATCTGTTCGACCTTGATAGCCTGCACGTATTAAGTTGGCTACAAATTTATCATTCCAATCTAATTCAAATGCACCATTACCTGGATCATCGGGATCTAAATCCATACTTAATATCTTTACCCAAGGTTCACCATTTTTAGTAGCAAGTTTCTTATCAGGGTCTTCTACTACTTTCTTTTTACTAGCACGTGGCTTTTTAGGTTTAACAGCTGCCGGATCCGTACTAGTAACCTTAGGTGTTTTAACCTGTGTGCGCTTCTTGCCTTCGGTTATAGGAGCAACTTTGCCTGTTTCGGGCTGTGCTATATTTGTTAATACATTTTTAATTTTATTCCACATACTATTTCCCCCAACTGTTACCCCAAAGATCAACATGTAATCTTGGGCTATAATAATAACCACGTAGCATTGCTTCGTCTGCTACGTTAAACTTATTGCCGTTGTACACACTAACGACACCACCAACGGGCATAATGTAAACTACACCTGTAAAACCTGCATTTCTGTAGGCTTGTACAGCACGATCTACTTCATCAAAATCTTTAGGATTTTCAACTACAAATTTCAAATAGGTTGTGCCAAACTGTTCATAACTAGCTACAATCTCTGGTTTAATAGCATCAGCCCAACTTTCGCCACTAGCACTTAGTTTAGCACTAACACTAAATGTAATGTCTGGTCTACGACCGCCATCTACTCGATTGAATGCCCAAAACGTTAGGTAATCAGCAAACTCTTCATGTAACTCTTGAGTACCATTGGTTTCAAATGTAATGTTTTGCAAACTCTGCATCTTAGGATTGTCTAATAGTTCTTCATAAGCACGTTGCCATCCTAATAACGGCTCACCGCCTGTGATTACTAAATGTACATCGTTGCCATTGGGCAATAGCCAATCGCCACCTGGTACTAGTTCTAATAGTTTATCAACTACTTCACTAGTATCTAATGTTGGACTAAGGTGTTTAAACTTAGGATGCCATGACGCATAGCTATCGCAACCTGTATTCACTAATGGTAAGTCTTCATACCGACTATACAGTTCTACAGTTTTAGCAACTTCATCTGCTTCTGTACTAGCTGTGCCACGAGTCATACCAAAACCTGCACATTTAAAATTACATCCGTATGTACGTAAGAAAACTGAAGGTACACCTACGAAGCGTCCTTCACCTTGCGCACTATAAAATATCTCACTGACTTTTAATTTCATATAAACCTATCTTTCCCAAGGGTAAACAATCCATACATCTTTTTCTGCTTTGTTAATCTCTTTTGCTGAATAGTCTACAGTGCGACTAAAGTTACTGCTCAAGTTATCAACTAATACAGCTATTTTAACATTATTTCCCCAAACATTAGACCAATGCGCATCGGAGGGATGACAACTACTTTGCCAATCGTTGATAATCCAATCTAATGTAGCACCGGTATCATTAATATCATCTAATATAAGAATGTTTTTACCGTTGTAGGCATCTTCGCTCATCCACAGGTTACTTTCGGATTCAGTGTCGCTATCACGTAGACTAACCTTAAGTGTTTCCATAGGAATATGATAGACGTTGCTCATGACCACAGCTGGAATCAATCCACCGCGTGTAAGTCCAACAATATAGTCTGGACGCCAATTGTCTTTGTACATTTGAGATACAATATTAGCAACCATATCGTGTATGTGTATATATTCGTAATACTTTTTATTAATATCCATAGTTCTTTATTTCCTTATTAAAATGCCTTAACTAAACTTAGCCCAACTACGTTGTTTGATACACCACTTTGATTTAGATAATTCATTTGGTGTTCACCATAGGCAATTACGTTCAATGATGCAGTGCGATATTTGTAGTATGCACCAAAATCGTATTCATTTACCGTTGGAGTAATGCTAACTTTTTCCTTAGAGTAATTAACAGTACCGTTGGCAGTATAGCCAGTTGGGATATCCACATTAACCGTGCCTTGATAGACTGTAACTGGTTGACTTACAGTAGCACCGTAGCTGTGTGCATCTTGCGACCAATCTAATCCAACGTTCCAACTATAACTTTGAGTTGCACCTACATTAGTAATCAATCCAGTAGACTGCATATTAGTTTCGGTTTGTCCTAGCCAAATACTACCAAATGCACTCATATGTTTATTTAGGTCATAATGTCCAGTGAAGTTAGAAAATGTAGTAAAACTACTCTGTACTTGTCCTAATGCACCACTAATACTATTGCCTACCCAAGTGTTTTGTTCATTTAACATACCAAAACCAACACGCACTTTGGCCCTGTCATTTAACTTAGTAGTCTTACCAATTTCAGCTAGGCCTAAAGCCGCAACATCGTTGGCGCTGAACTTAAAGTCATATTCGCCGGACTGTAGTTTAGCATTGGCTGTGTAAAAGTTTAACTTATTATACGGATTAAACTCCTCGTAGAAGTTAGCTTTGGTATTTGGGTTAAAGTCAGCTCTGGCACGTTTAGCATTTGCGGCCTTGCTCATGTCAACATAGTAATCACGTTCGAAATCATCAGTAACCATAACACTGCTTAATTTACTGCTAATTGCTGTTAACCCACCGGATGTATTGGTACTGAATCCGCCACTTAATGCAATCTTATTAACCCTGCCAGTAGTGGGAATGCCTAATGCACCCACAGGTCGAGTGGCACGTTCTAAGTCAAGTAGGCCTTGACCATGTACTTCTTTATTGTAGCCTGCGATATTCTTATTAGCTGTTACCATTAACAGTTTAACAATATTTTCAGCCTTCATAGTCGGCCACATTTGATTGATAACTGCAACACTGCCAGATACTACGGCCGCCGCTTGGCTAGTGCCTGTTTGTATATTATATGCATCTCCGGTCTTACTTGCTGTAAACGCATTTCCTGGCGCTAAGATGTAGAAATCACTTACACGATACAGGTCTTTACATTGTCCGTTGACTACATCACGACATATACTACCTGCTCGGTTACTATAACCTGCAACAGCATCTTTGTCAACGTCCCATGCACCTGCAATAATAACGCGACCGCCTAGAATTAACTTACCGTTAGCATCTGTAGCTGTGGCCAACGTACCCGGTTGCTCTGCATAAGCTCGTCCGCTATTACCGGCACTGTTGACTAATACCATGTTGGGACTTAATACTGCGGCCCAGGTGTTAGGATTTTCATTCATAAAGAACCTACCAACGTATCTCGGATCCTTGTTAGCCCATGTTCGACCATCACTTAATAGGTACATATTTTTAAGATATGCCGCATCATAGGTATAGTTTGCTGAGATATTAGCTACAATTGCACCAAGCTCACCGCCCCATTTTACTGCATTACGTGCCTGGGTAAAGTTAAACGCAGTATTATTTGTTACTTTGGCAATAGCTAACTGTGCATCTGGTGCTACACCGGCCATACCAATACCATCCCAATTACCTGCGGCAATACCTGCAAGTCCTGTACCGTGTCCTTGTACATCGACTATGCCACTTTT